GCTTGTGTGGTGCTATCTACATAGTCGTCATTGGCTCCGTGAGGAAAGGCAGCGCATTCTTCAATAACTTCTTCTGCATATTTTTCACCCTCTGGATAGTAAATCTGACCTCCTTCAAAGACTGGGGCGGTAGCGTTGACCCGTGAGTGTTTGTCTTTTCCCCGTGATGGTACGAATGGAATGACAGGAATACCCATTCGTCTGAACTCTTGCATGAGTGGTTCCCCTGTAGCCTTAGCCTCAATAATCACGGTCTCCGGCTCCCAGTATTTATATTGATCCATTGCAATTGCTTTAAGTTCTGGAAAATCATATTTACCCTTGAGCGCATCGAGTAGAATCATTGCAGGTTTACCGTCTTCTTGTGGAAAAAATATACCCCATGTTGTAATAGCAGAATAGTCAGCAGTTTCTTTTGCACTAAAAGCAGTATCATATGATTGTATTACATGCTGCAGTTTTGGAATTCTTTCATGTTCCCATACTTGCCACCATTCTCTTTTGAGAATAGCTCCTTCTTCAGATGTAGGGTTTTGCATATACTGAGCAGACCAGTTCCTGATCGGTAAAGATGCTTTTACTTTTTCTAATTCTTCTAGTTCCCAATACTCAGGCCAAACAGGATTCCCTGAATCTAGTATTGCAGGAAATGAAATTACATTCCATTTGTCAGCTTTAGGTTCTTTTTGAGACTTAATTAATCGACCTGTCAAATCATCCTCTGCCCATCTTGTCATTACAACAACAATTGAGCCTCCCGGTTGTAAACGCTGTCTCGGTCCTGACACATACCAATCGAAAGCACGTTCCATTGCAGACTCAGACATCGCATCTTGTTCAGTATGTGGATCGTCGATAATAAGTAAGTCCGCCCCTCGTCCTGTGATAGAACCGCCTACCCCCGCTGCAAAATATTCTCCACCATGATTGGTCTCCCATCGTCCTTTGGCCTTACTATCTTCTCGTAGTTTAACATCCCCAAATATATTTTTATACTCCTTCTGTTCCATTAGGTTACGAACCTTAGAACCGAACCTTGATGGTAGTTCTGCGTTGTGTGATACCTGCATAATTTTTAAATTTGGATACTTCCCTATCATCCAAGCAGGAAACAAATAGGATGCAAATTCTGATTTAGTATGCCTAGGAGGCATATTTATTATGAGCCTCCCTTTTTTCTTGGAAGAAATTTTTGTAAACTCGGCTGCTATGTGTTGATGGTGTCCCCATCTTTTTGGTTCAGGATCCAATCTACAAATGAAATCAGGCCAGACTTCTTTAACAAAATATATAAAATTATCTTGGCACAACTTTATGTGTTCAATCCACTTAGCTTCGACTGCTAATCTTAGTTGTTCATTCGTTAGTAATTCTTTTTGCATTGAGTCCCCTTTTTTATCTTAACTCATAATAAAAATATAGTCACTACATCTATGCGATCGAGTTTTTAGCACGGCTCTTGCTATAATCAGTTTTTGTGTGCGTGGCATCTAAATCTTGTGTATTTGTTTGAGTTTGGAACTAGATTTGGTACCTCTATTCAGGTGGTGAAGGTGGTGGAGATGGTGGAGAAGGTAGCGTCACCTGTAACCCCGAAGGGTTACAGGTGTAGAACTTTACTGATTAAAGTCTTGATCTGGATTGTTTTGAATAATTTGTAAGATTGGTTTTAAATTATTCACTAACTTTTGTTTTAACTCATTCACGATAGGGTCATTAGGGTACTGAATAATAATTTCCTCAACAGCACTTTCTAATTGTTTATACATGAATTGATAGTTAAGAGTTGTTGCACTTGAACTTGTACTTGCTTGTTCAACCTCATTTGAGTTTGCTTTGTTCTCAACTATCTCATTAACCATTTTGATTAAGTTGCTCATTAGTTTGTTCCTTTCTCTTGAACTTTGATTTTAATTTCTTTTGTGTCCATATCAACTAAAAACTCCTCATACAATTTAGGGTGCTTTTCTTTGAATTTAGATACATCAAATCTTTTCATTGTTCGTTTGATTAATTGAGCAAACCCCTCAATGTTATCAACTTTATTTATAATGATTAGATTTGTTTTCAAAGTTTCAAACAACTCAACATGACTTGGTTTAATCAAATCATTTGCTTTCTTTTGTTGCTTAACTTGTTCAACTGAATAATGATAATTCACTATTCCTTGTTGCTCTTGCTTGTTAGCTTTCTTAATAAGTCTAGTGACTTTTTTTAGATTGCTCATAACATTTTTCCTTTCATAAGTTAATTGTTATCCCATGAATATAAGAAATTAAAAAAGATAATTCAACAAATAAATTAATTAATTTAAAAATAAATTTAGAACTTCATTACTTATAATTAACCCTTGACTTTGAGAAATCCGAAGCACGACTGGTGTCTGGTGCTGGGCAGCTTCTGTTCATGTTCAAGAACTGACGCAGGGCGTGGGCGTGGGCGTGGGCGTGGGACAATGCCCACGCCTCAACAACCTAACAGATTTTAAATCCGTTTGAATCTTCGCAGAATTTTATGAACTCCTCTACATTTTCCATAGTGAATGGATAGGAACTTCCGTAAGAGTATTTGGATTGTATCCAATCCCAAGTATCGTGGTCGTCTTTTGGATAGTCAGCAGGTGCTAGGTTTTCTTTTCCTTGTTCTTTCTCAACCTTACTTGCTAACATCTTATGACATCTATCAACGAACTTGTTGTTCTCTTCGGCTTCTTTCATTTCTTCTTCGGTCTTTCTTATGACCTCTGAAACTTTACCACTCTTGATGAGTGTCTTTAGTTGTTTGGCAATTTGTTTAGCTTGTTCTTCGCTGACCTCGTGTCCGTCGTTGTGTTGCCAACTCTTCTTATCTTCTTCTTCAACGCAACCTGTTTCTTCACATACGAAGTCGGCAAGTCGTCGCCACCACCAAACATTATTTCTGAAGTATTCGCCATTTGCGTTCTTGTGATTTCCTAGACTATATAAATCAAAGCCCATTTTGTTTCTCCTTTGTTAGTTGTTTTACCTTTCTTATCAAATCCCATGAGATATGCAAGAACTTTTTTTTGGCAGGGCAGACCTGAAGAACTCCCGGTCTCGCCTGGCCAGCAGCTAAGTCCATTAGCTTTTTAATAACAGTCCGAGCTGTTTGCAGTCGTGGGCGTGGGAAACCCGTGCCTCTGACCAGCAGCCAGATCCCAGCCTGGCCAGCTCCTGATGCATGTCCAGCCACGTGGTGGTTCTGAGACGGCGGATGTGGGCGTGGGGCTAGAAGAGATAGGGAACTCCAGTGCATCCACGGACCAGCGCTGCCAGCAGGAAGATGTATATCCATCCTGCTGTTCTCGGAGCGAAAGCTAACGGGATTAGCAGCAATGCTATCCATAGCAATGTATTACCATCATCGTCCCCATGTGATGCCCTCCTCGTCAGTTCTGAACTTAACGACATCTCGCAACTTAAGCTTCGTTAAGATCTGTGGTACGTTATCTAAGGTCCCTTCTCCCTTGAGTCTAGAGCCTTTGGTGATTCGCACCCACATCTTTTCGCTACGAGCTCTGTGCTTAAACCATACGTATACGTAGTCACGCATGTTCACTTGCCGTTCGAGCTGCTTTATTTTAAAATATGTTTCTTTACCGTGGTCAGGACAGCTGTAGACAATGTTGTCCTTATCTTCTTGTACATTTGCTACCATGTTATCACTCCTGTCCAAACCAAGAGTCCGAAGACAATTGTACATACAGTTACTTCTGGAATTATCGTATTCATTTTTTCTCCTTAGTTAGTTAGTTCGCGGTAGTCAGGTACCAATCAGTTCATTCTTCTATCACCTGCCTTCAGACACCCAACGTGCACATCGGATACCAGTGGATCTACCGTACTAGTATAGATAAGACATCATGGGATCTTTGTCAACGGCAAAAATTAAAAAGATTCATCTTTCTCCAGCAGCATCAGGTTGCTGCCTGGCGTCACCAGCTGGCCACTTTTAGTTCAAACCCGACCATTTCGGTCGGGAATGGTCGTGGGGGCGTGGGTCGAGAAAGGAAAATGAAAATAAACCATACCCACACCCTAGCCAATCGTACCACGCTTCACCGCTGCTGGCCAGAGACCTGGCGAGCCCAGCTCCTGAAGGTAAGTTCAGTAATCCTTATCGTGGGCGTGGGTGCGTGGGCGTGGGGGTAGGCAGCTTCACGGCCGCGTAACCTTCGGTTCGCGGTCCCAGCACGTGGTTGATAGTTTAGCTATTAACGACGTGGGGGTGGGAGCACGGGCGTGGGCATCAGGATCCCGGTGCAGGATGGCCAGCTGCTACGGTGATCAGTGTTTTAAGGTTCGTGTGGCGGGCAATGGGGGTCGGGGTTCGGGATTCCAGGCTCACGGCCAGAAGTTCATAAGGCTCGTGCAAGAGGGGCCTATTCAAGATATACGCTCTACCACCTGCTTTCAAGTATTTAATATGCCAATTGATTTGGTACTTCGATAGACCACAATTCTTGCTGGTGTTCGCTTTGAGTTCAAGCCAAAATACTTGCCTGTTTACTACACAATGCACATCAGGAATTCCATTAATTGTACTAGATTCTATGCGAGTAAAATGCCAATCTTTGTTAATATTTTTTATATCGTTCCACAGCTTTGATTCTTTGTTTTGAGCCATTATTTAATCGGTCAAGAATCGCAAATGCAGCCAACGAATTGACCTGTATCATCATTCATCAAATGCACATTCCAAGGTACATCATGATATGTTGTTAAGTGTAATCTAAGGATATCGCACAAGTCAAAGCAGTCTACCTCAGCCATAATTTCTATGCCTTCCATCATTTCTTTCGTAACAGCCACAAGCTGATACAAACCATCGTTCAGTAATATAAGATCCATTACAGCTTAACTATTTTTGTAATTACTGAGTTCGGTATGATTGTTGTTCCACCAATTGTTTCGATATGACCTTCATCACCATCTCTTCCGTCCTTCAAGCCATAGTCAGCAAAGATTCTCGTAATACCTTTTTCACGGGAAACCATCCAACCTCTCGATATCATTCTACCAAGTTGTGACTTCTTCAGCTGCTCAAAAGTTTGCCAACCCGTCTCGCCTACGATATCCAACCAATGAATCTCTACGAACGGATAGTGTTCTATCTTCTCTTTTGGAAATTTAATATTGACGTCTATGTGTTTTGTTTTTCTTAGTCTTCTGCTTTTCATTCTTAGTTCCCCTAGTTGTTATACTTACAGCACCGACTGATACAGTCAGAGTACTATTATGTACTTCGTTGAAAACTGTCAAGAAATTCTTCCAATCTCTAGTTTTCAGTAACTTCTTTTGGCGTAACGTCAATAATATTTTTGGCTTCGCCGATCTTTGATTCAAGCTCCTCAAGTCTCTTCTCCAATTGTTCTCTGTTCATACCTTCTAAACCAATATGGCTTATTTCTTTTCTGTCTACAAAATGCCCAGCCATTTGATCTCTTCTAAACTGCGCGTTGATAGCTGCTGTCATCTGGCCTTTCTGCTCAGACTTATCTCTCATCCTAGAATAATGTTTATAGGATAATAGTTTATCTTTTTCTTCTTTCTCTAATTCTCTAGCCATTTGTTTCTCATAGTATCGAACAATATGTGGATTCTTGTCAGGATTTAATAGCCTACTCTCCCAGATCGGAAGAG